CATCCCAGCCGCGTCGGTGGCGACGGTGCTGTCGATGTAACCAACCTTCACCTGAACCGGCTTGGGGTTCTGGGCAAAGAGGATCGTGCAGGCATCGTGGATCTCGGTGCCGGCGTTGAAATCGGCCGCGACTTCCGAAAGCGTCGAGTAGATTTTCGTGCGGTTCGAGGCGTCCACCTCCCCCACAACAGCCGTTTCGGTCAGAATGAGGCCGGTCCCGAAGCCCTGGCGGGTCGGGAAGGCGTCGTTGCGCGTCAGGCTTACATCGACCACGCGCGAATAAGGCAGGATTTGCGCCATCGGGCTTTCCTCTAAGTTCGCTGAATGTCGAACGGCTGAAGCTGATCGACTGTTTCGATGATGAAGCCATCACCGGGTTCGACGCGCCGCAGAAACAGGTTCATTTGCGCACGCGGTTCCCATCGCCCGCCGATTTCCTCGGGGATGGAATTGATGCGGCCAGTGTCGTGGATCACCACGCCCTGACCGTGCAGCGACTGGACAGCCTCGCGAATGTGCATCGCCCTCTTGAGGCGACCCAGCGGGGCCATGGGCTCGTCGCCATAGCTGAACAGCAGGAATGTCCACTCGCTTTCGACCAGGGGGCGGGCGAGAACTTCCTTCTCGCCTTCACTGTTCAGGGTGTCGGTTTCCTCGAAACTGACGTTTGCCGGGAACTGGCGGATGTCTTCCACCCCGACCAGATCCACCATCATGTACGGTTGCGACGGCCGCGCCCCGGACTGCCGAGACTTGATCACGGTCAGGCCCGTGATCTCGGACACCCACTTGACCGCCTCGCCCCAGATCTCTTGATCCGTCATTCCGCGGCCTTCATCGCAAACTTAGTGAAGCCGCCATCGTGACGCCGCGGCCATGCGTGGATCACGCGATAGTCCGTGCCGCCGAACGCGATCACGTCATCCGCCTCCACCTCTTCCGGGGTCCAGCCCATAAACTGGATTTCCTGCCGGATGCCCTCGGGCGCGTCCTGCAGGTCGCGGCCCGATGGCGGCTGGATCGCTGCCTGGATCGTCTCGGCCGTCTCGGCGCCCGGCGTCCAGTCTCCGGTGGCGTTGTAGGAACCGGCGGCCCGTACCTTCCATGTGACCGACACCGCTTCGTCCAGGATCGCTGCGACAAGATCGCTCATTCATCAAGCTCCCAGGTCACGGCCCCGCGCATTAGCCCGTCGTCAATGAGCGGGTTTGAGCTGCCCTTGAGCGCCACCGTCACGGGGCTATTCGGCGGGCTCTGCAAGGACGTGATCTCGCCCTGAATATCCCCCTGAGCAAGTGCCCCCAGCTTGGACAGGACCACGGTCAAATTCGTTTCCCCGCGCACCAGCTTCGACGCCGAAGAGCGAAGCGAAGACAGATACTTCGCCCGATTGTCTCGGATCGCGTTCAGGAGGAACGGACGCGCCGGAATGGGCCCACCCCACCCGCCACCGGACGCGCCGCCCCGCGTGCCGTAGTGGTTCCAGATGGCGATCTGCGCGACGCCCCCGGACTTTCCCGCCGGGAAGCCGGCCTTTACCTTCTTCGGGCCGTCGAACCTGTCCTGAATGTTGATGTGCCGCCGGTGGCGCATCGTCACGCGACCGACCATCAGATCGCCGTCAGAGTTGTCCCGTTGCGGTGCAGCATTTCCATGTACCGCCGACCGTAGGTAGTGGCGCTGTAGTCTGGCCCCGCAGAAGCCGAGAACGCACCGCCCGCTGCGGTGCCCCCGCCATATGTGGTGGAAACATCCCCGACCTTGCGGGACTGGACAGCCCGGCCAAGCGTAAGCGGGTTCACCGCTGCGCTCGGGTTGTTCGACCGGGCCGGCTCGCCCTCCACCGCCATCATGTGCGCGGCCAGCGCGAGGATCGCAGGCTGATAGTCGGCCTCCACCCAGCTCGTGCTGACCCCCTGAAGGGCCTCCGTGATGAACGCGCCGATCCGGGCCTCGCTGACAGGATCGAACTCGGGATACCGAGCGACCAGATCAGCGGCGGATGGGGTTTCATACGACATCAGCAGGTTCCTTCAGGGGGCCAGCATCAGGTAGCGTCGTGACCGCTCTCGACGCTGCCCTCACCACCGTCCCCCGTGGTGTTCTTTGCCTCTTCGATCATGGCTTCCAGCTTCGCCTCGCCGGTGTTCCCAGCGGGCTTGAGGCCGAGCGCCTTCGCCTCGGCCATCAGCTCCTTGCGGCGGTCTTTTTCCGGCTCTTCCGCCTTCGCGATGATCCCGGCCTTGAGCCACGCCTTCGCGCCGGCCCCGATGGACCAGTTGCGGAAGGCGGTTTCATCGACCGCGGCAGTGCGACCGGGGCCGATCTGGACGCCAGCGACAACAAGCGGGCCAACGTGCATGTTTTTGACCTTGATCATGGCGGTCCCCTTTCATTCTGTGCCGGGGGCGAGCGCGCCGCCCCCGGCTGATGGCCTCAGAGACCGTCGATATAGCGGACTTCCGCCGGGCGGCGGATATCCAGGCCGGCCAGACGGAAGACGCCCGGCACCTCGATGTAGGTCGGCGACCGCTGCCACGGCGGCAGGAACCGATGCGGCATCGGAATGTGCAGCTTCAGCACCTCTGGGTCGCGGCGGTAGGCCACCATACGCTTGGTCGAACCCGCGCCGGCAGTCTCCAGCCCGCGCGCCGACGTGATGGTCAGCGGCTGGCGGGTACGCATCGTGTAGATGTTGTACTGCCGGATGTACTCGTAGACGGGCATGGACGTGCCCGACATCGGGGTCGCGAGGTACTGCGTCACGCTCTCGGGCAGAACAACCGTGTTCGCGAGGCGCGCATAGAGCGTGCCCGCCGCCTGTCCTTCGAGCGCGGCGTTCACATCCGCGAGGATCTGCGCCGCCGTCGCCGAGCCCCACGAGCCCGTAGCAGCCGAAGCCGCCGTGACCGACGAGTTGTTGAACAGCCCCTCGACGCCCTTCTCGGTGTCGCCGGTGAGCGCCACCGTGTCCACATGCTCTTCATAGGCCCGGCGCGCTGCCATGGCGTCCTCCGCCGTCAGCGGATAGCCCAGCATCTGCGCCTGCCCAAGCTGCTCGAAGCTGTAGCCGTAGCCGACGCCGGCCATGTGCACGTTGACTTCGTGCTTCGCCCGCTCGCTGCCGGCAATGGGGATGTCGTCGCCCATGCCGGTGATCCACTTCGCAGCGCCGAACTGGTCGCTGGAGAAGTAGGTCACGGTCTTGGCCCACGGATGCGCCGTGGTGTCCACCGGGATCAGGTTCGGATACTGAATATCCGGGTAGACCGTCCGGTTGACCTCTGCCTCGATGTGCGAAGTCTGCGACAGGACGAAGCCCATCGCAGCCTGCGCGTCGATCACCATGTCTTGGAACATGTCCTGCCTCCTTACGCCGCGCCGGCCACAGCCGGGACGTTCATGTTCACGCGCACCTGGGCAAGCCCATCATCGGCCGCGCTCGTTTCCCAGCGGCAACCCGCCAGCTTCAGGCCGTTGCCGCTACCAGCGTCGGCATTGGACAGACCGCCCGTGCTGATGTTCAGCCAAACATCATCGCCCGCCGAAACGCCGCCCGCATCATCGACTTCCAGCCAGATCACGCCCTCGACCATGATAGCCGCGGTGGCGTACTGCGCGTACTTGTCCGGGGTGGCCGGATCGACCGCACGATCCCGGACGGTGAAGCCGACGATCTCCGTGGCCCCGGTCAGGTCGATGCTGACCTCGTTGTCCTCGGTCCCCTGCACGACGGCCACGCCAAAGGCAGCGCCCGCCGAGTCCTCGATGGTGCGCGAAATGACCCGCGCGGGCTCCATATTGGCGCGCGCGCCGACCTTGCCGGCCGCCTGGGTCGCCGAATAGCTCGATTGCACCGGCATGGCTTACGCCTCCTTTTCGGTGATGGTAGTTTTCCAGGCGTCGGAGATGCGCTTGACGTATTCCGCCTGCCCGTTGTCGCGCTCGGCGCGCTTGAGAATGTCGCCGGTGCGGATGGTCGCCGCGAAGGGATCGGACTGAAGATCCTTTTCCTTCTTGGCCTTGGCCTTGGCGTCTTCTGCCAGGATCTCGAACCGCGCGTCGATATACGCCTCTGAGCGATCCGCGATGGCGTCGTCACCCAGAGCCTTCTGGACAACTGCCCGGCGCAGATCGGCGTCGGACATGCCCGCCGCGTCGATGTCGCTGGCAACGAGTTTCGCATCCGCGACGAGCGCAGAGCGTTGCTCGACCAGCGCATCGATCTGGTCCTGGGTCATGACCTTCGCCTTTTCAGCGTCAAGCTGGGCTTCGACCTTGGCGGTCTTGGCCTCAGCATCGGCCAGCGCCTTCGCGTGTTCCGCGCTGGCGTCTTCCTGGGCCTCCCGGGCGGCATCGCGCTCGCCCTTGAGCTTGTCGATGATGGACGCGGCGTTGTCGGTGACTTCCACCGAGATCCCATCCACCACCACTTTCCGCAGATTTTCCGGCATGACTGCCCCCTCTTTTTCCGCGTCGGTGATCGGGGCCGCGCCCCATTGATGAGCCGCACCGTCTCCGATGCGACACGCTGATCCGGCTCGCCCGCGCTGCACCGTGGCAACGTGGTTGATCCGAATATTCCGCTGAACTGCGTCGAAGTGCTCGCCGTCTTCGGTGACCCCGGCAGTCCAGTCCAAATCGCAGGTGTAGCCCGCGGAGAGTTCCCGCTTGCCGTCTTCGATCCGCTGTATCGTGTTCCCATCCGCGACCATCAGCGGGACGCGAACGAACTGCCCATCCCGCCTGACCTCTTCGCCGGTCTGCCCGACCGCGTAGGTCTTCCAGTTGTCGGCACCGACCAGCTCGGGCGGGTGATCGTCCGTGACCGGGCGATGCGCGAAACTCGCCATCGAGGCGTCCGAGAAGACCTCGGCGTCCGGGCGATAGACCCGCACAACCCTCTGATCGGGCTTGCCGACTTCGGTTCCCAGATAGGTCTGGATACCCGTGCGGGCTGTCCGCGCGTCCGCGACGAGATAGCCGTCGTCACGGCGGCGGGTGCCGTCGATGGTGAGTCGGTCGGTGAACCGCATGGCGGCCCTCGCTTTCGTTGAATGTCGGGCGGCTCAGAACTCTACGATGGCCTGTGCTATGCACCGGCACCGGATCGGCTTACCTGGCGGCAAGCCTTCCTCCGCCCCGGTAGGCTCGCCGTACTTGTATTCCCTGCCATCGAGGCTCGCGTGTAGCGGCCTGACCCGCTCGTCCTGGCTGGTGAGCCAGCTATACTTCGTGATGCCGGCCTGCATGTGCCGGATGCGGTTCATGTCCGCGTTGAGCTTGTTTGTCTGATCGGCCGCGATCAGCGCTGCCCGGCTATCCGTTGCCTTCAGATCCTTCTTGATCCGCTCGCGCAGCTTCCCAACCGTCTCGCCCGAGATCAGGGTTTCCAGCGTGGCCGCCTGCACCCGCCTTGCCAGATCGTTAGTCAGGCCGGTGATCAGGGCCACGTTTCTCTGGCCCAACGCGTTTAGATGCTCCCGCAGATCTTCCTTTGTGATCACACCACGAAGATCCACCTCGAACGCACGGCGTGCGTTTTCCATGAACTTGTCCGTGTGCCTTTGAGCCTCCAGGTCGATCAGTTCCTGCACCCGGCCTTCGGTGTCGCGGGAGAACATCGCCAAGAGCGCCTTGAACTGATCGAACGATAGCTCGTCCCTGATCGCGATCTGGTCTCCGACCCTAAGGCGTTCGCGATCGAACTCGGGGATCACGGTTTCCCGAATAGCCCTCGCGGCTTTGGTCAGAAGCCTCCGCACTGCCGCCCGATAGGACCGCTCGAAGCCCGCGCTTTCCTGGATTATCGGCATCAGCGCCCGGCCGCTGTTGCGGCGGGCCATCGCTGCCAGCGAATACTTCTGCATGTTATGCCAGGACGTTACTCGGGCTGCTGACGCTATCGGGGTCGATAAGCTCGATGCCGTTTAGCGCAAGGCTGCTTTCGCCAGCGTTGGCCGCGCCCGGTTCCCCCTGTGTAGACCACGCGACGGCCCACTGCTTCCATGCGCCCCGATTGGCCGCATGGCTGTTGAGCCAGAAGTTCGCGTGATAGCGGGCGTCATGGACCGGGGGCGATAGCTGGTTGCCCTCTTCGTCATACTCACCGGGCGTCAGGACGATAGGCGGCATAGGCGCGGAACGCGGATCGTCCTTGTCCGGGGCTTCCTCGGCAACGGTGATGTTGCGGTGATAACGCGGGCCGTCCGCTGTCTGCACCATAAGACCAACCGCGAGCGCGTTTGCGTGGAAGGTGTCGCGGTCCACCGCCCGGATCATGCCCAGAAGCGCGCTGCCGCAAAACGACACGTAGCAGGCTATTCCGCCCGATTGCGTGATTTCCAGCGTATCGGGATCGAGATAAATCATGCCGTCGCTGCCTCGCGACCAGCGTCTTCGATGTCGTCACCCCAGACCCGAAGCATTCGGATGTGGCCGTTCATTTGGAAGAAGTTCATGTCCTTCGCGCTCATGGCCGGGAATGCCGTCGCGACTTCCGGCGTTTCGGACGTGCCGTCGATTGCAAGGCTGACAGCCGACGCCGTGACGGTCGCGCACCAGTTTAGAGCCTTGTTCGCGCCGGGCGTGATTTCCTGCGTCGGTAGGAGCGTCACATAGCCGTCCGTGCCGTTGTTGGACATTAAATCAGGCCGGCCCGTAGCGGTGCTGCCCGTGCTGAACCTGATACTGACGCCCTCGGTGAACCCGTTACCCATGCGGAACGGGTAAAACTGGCCGGTGGTGTCCTCGTCGAAATAGTTGAACAGAAGATCGAGATGGATCGTCAATTCCTGACCGGCCATGCTGGGCAGTTTGGCGTTCGCAATGCTCAAGGTCTCCGCCGAGCGCGTCGCCGTCGAGCCCGCAGTCGGTATGTAAGACGATGCCTCACTGCCTTCTTCGACCTGCACGCCTATAAAGTCGAAGGACCGGCCATCGTGGACATAAATGCTGTCATTGTCAGCGTCGGCAAAATAGATGCCAAGAACTCCGATTGTGTCGGTGTTGGTCGTGAACTTCGCGCCGCACCGCCACCAGCCGTCGCCGGCGTTTTCGATCTGCCCTTCAAGCCCCGTTTCGGCAGTGCCGACAGTGCCGTTGTCCAAGTCAAACCAGACTTTTTCGCCGGACAGACCAAGCGCGGCCATGTCCAGCGAAACCCACTGGCTTCCGCTGTTATTCTTGAGATAGACCGAAAAGACGTGATCCGCGCTGGCCGATACCGTGACTGAGAAGCGGGCAGCGGCTGTAGTGTTCGATCCGCTGTTATCGTCCGTGCAGCGGGCGGCGGTGCCAAGAGGTGAAGCGCTGCCGCTATTGCTGACGGAACACCGGGTTTGTGTGACGAAGAAGGTCGCAAGATCGTCGTTGCCAGTTGCGAGGTTCGTCCGGGCTTCGGTCTCGAACCGCAGGCCGCCGTTAACCCAGCTTGACCCGTCGTAGTAGTACGATCCAACGCGGGCATCCCCATCGGCGGCGGTTTGCAGGTCGCCGTTGCTGTCGAAGTAGGTTGCCGTGCCAGAGCGGGAAAATGTCAACATATCTCCGAATGTTGTCGGAGCCCCGTTTGCCTTGTGATATGATTGCCCGCCGTTCTTCACGCCGGAAAAATCTGCCACCAGAGGTGGGTTGTATCCCCCTGCGGAATAAACAGAACTTAGGCCCGATACTGTCAAGGCCAACGCCGAACTGTTGCGAAGAAGTCGAAGCACGATCACGCCCCCGCGATAATGCTGATCTTGTTGCCTGCACGAACCCCGCGAATGTATTCCACAAGCCCTGTCGCCGGCTCATCATTCGCGTCGGCGGTCGGATCGTCGCCGATTAAAAAGTGCGCGGTGGTATCAACCTGAATGCGCACAAAGCGCGTTGAATCGTCGAAAGCAGCGCTCTGAGTGGCGCCCGCAGTGAAGTCGATTACCTGTGTCTTGACCAGCGTCGCGAGAACCGGAACGCCGCTTTCGATGCCGGAAGACACACCGATGGGCGCCCCAACGTGCTGATACTCAGAAACCCATGCCTTCGCCATCACTCGGCTCCTTCGTCATTACTGCCGCCCAATTCGGGTTCCCAGGTTCCGCCGGTCTCAGCCATTGCCAGTTCCAGCCCCGGCCAGGCGCCACTTTCAATCATCCGGTTCGAAGCCGCGCGCCGAAGTTCTTCCTGAGTAAACAGGCCCGTGCGGCTAATTGTGTCTACCGCTTGAGCATCCTTTAGCGCCATTTCAGCGCGGTCCTTCTCGCTGATCTGCTCAAGCGGTGCCCACTCGTAGAAGATTTCCGGCGGGCGCGCGCCGAGCGCCGACCGGATCAGGCATTCGTCCAGCCGGGCGATAGCCGGGGCGATCTCCAACGACTGCATTGCCCCGATCCGGTCGTAGTAATTCTTCATGTCCCCCTCGCCGGTGCTGGACAGCCCCGAGGGGCTTTGCCCGAGGAACCGGGTTAGCGGGATGTCCGCTGCGCCGGATACCACCAGGAGGAACTGCTGCAAGACATCCGGCAGACCGGCGAAGTTGATCTGCTTGCGGTCGTATTCTTCAGACTGATCCCGCATCAGGATGCGGTTGATTGCTTTTCCCACGGCGGCAAGCTGGAAGCGTTCGATCAGCTTGGACCTGTGACCCTCCGTCACCCACTTGGACAGCAGGTTCGGGACTCCGATCACGTCGATATTCGCCTCGAAGACAAGGCTTGCGATGTTTGCGCTCGTGCTATCCGCGTGTTTTGCCGCATCGAACGCCGCTTGCAGCACGCTGTCATCCCAGCCCGGCGCTTGCCCGAAGTTCATGATCGGGTCCGGGTTTGTCTCGCCCCGGAAGATCGCCAGACGCGACGGGTGGATCTCGATCTGCTGCTTCGGGCCGGCGTTCAGGCTGTAGCTTGCGGGCCGGGCGAAGAACTCGCTCGTGGGGTCTTGGTCCAGAACCCCAGCGGTCAGATACCGGCGGGACAGGACAGTCAGGTACTTGAGGCCGCCCCGCTTTACCGCTTCGACGTTCAGCGGCTTCGTCAGATCCTCGTCCCCGGTGCCGATGTAGATCGCCGCCCCGCCCCAGAGCCGCGCCATCTTGCTCGCCTGCATGATCTTCTCGTCCAGGCCGAGGCGACTGGCCTCTGCCTCGATGGCAGTGATCTGCTCTTGTTCCGCCTGCCACTCCCGGCCCTTTCGGATCGCGTCCATGGCCGGGATGTTCACGATCTTCTTGGCGATCCAGCTATTCCGATAGGCCGCGAGAATATGATCGTCGGTCAGATAGACGTTCGAGTACGCCGCCGACGCCGCCTTGTCCCGATCCGGGTCGCCAAGCGCGGAATGGGTCTCCCTCAGGCTGTCATTCTGGGGGGCTGTCGCCATCAGATGTTGTCCAGCGTATAGGCGGGACCGTCCATCAGCTCGGACACGGCCCAGACCAGCGCGTCGAGTCGGTCGGGCGAACCGTCGCCCACATAGCCGGAGAGGGTCATCTGCACCATTTGATCCTCCAGCTCGTCCAGCCCCTTGGCGTGATCGACGCGCCCCTGCTCGTAGAGCGCGGCGACGGGTTCAGCCCTGATCGCCTTGCCCCGACTTGCGGTCACCATTTCCACCGGCGCATCCGGCGACACGGAGCGGATCACCGCCTCGACCATCGCACCGCCGAAATTCCGTTCGGCCACGATCCGATCCGCCTGCCAGCGGTCAAACGCCTCGATCACCTGTCGGCCCCACCCGGCGGGCGAAAGCCTGCACGTCGCGTCTTCCAGGACCGCGAAGCGATCACCCTTCCGGCCTGCGACCACGATCCCGATGGCGTCCGCGCTTTCCTCCGGGTCTCCGCTTGCCCCGGACGGGTCCACCCCGACCACGATCCGGTCGAACCGCCGCGGAACTTCGTCCGTGCGGATCATGTCCCGCGTCCAGAGCGCGCCCTGCACATCGTCCAGGATCTCCGCCCGGAGTTCCTGCCGGCCAAGCCGTGTGCCCTCGTAACGCTCGCGAAGCCGCTTGAGGTACTGCGACGGCAGGTTCGCCGCGTTGTCGTAGGTGGACCCCCGAGTGATCCGCGTGGCCGGGTCTTTGGCGATCTCGCGGATGATCTTGATCGGCCGCGGCGTCGTGGTCACGAAAACGCGGGGATCGTCGCCCCCGCGCATGGTGAATTGCAGCATATCCCAAGTCTGCTGCGCGTATCGGTACTTTGCCAGTTCGTCCACCCATGCTGTGTCGAACTGCGGACCCCTGAGCTGATTTGGCTCGGTGCCGTTGTATCCAAGCGCCACGGCCCCGTTTGGCCACGTCACCCGGACGGGCTTGTATCTG